CATTATTAAGTAAGGACCCTTTCTTATTACTCGAATCACATATATAATATAACAACGACTTAAAAACTTTTCTCAAATTGTTTCCAATTTTTTTTAATGTTTTAATTAGTGGGAGATTTTAAAAATCAAAATTAATATAATTTAATATTTTTGAAGGATTTGTGAAACTTTTTCAAATTTTTCACACAAACCACTTAACCTTTATTACGTGGTTTTACTGGATTTTTAGAATGGAGGCTTCCCCTACTAATTAATCAAGATGGATGCCTATGCCATCATGTGCGTTAGAGATTGGCTCCCTCTAACGCTTTTTTTAATTTAAGGGTTATTATAATGCAAGAGACAAATTCATCTATATTAGGGATGTACTTTATTATTTTTCAGACTCAATTCAACGGATTTGTTAAGGTCTATGTAGATGGCGATGATAATTGTGATTTCTATTTTAGGGAGGATTTCTTAAACTTAGCCCTTAAGATTAACAATTACAAATTATATAATGAGCTATCCGAAGCCTTGACAGAGAGTAGCTTTTATTTGTGGGATATAGACAACAATATTGTTAAGAGGCTCCGAGCAACCCCTAGTATTTTAGATTCAGCTGCAACACTTCTAACTCAGAAGGTTAATGAATTACGGAGACCTAACATCTTCAACAAATCTAATCCCGTAGGTTTTGACGGCAATACAATTTTCCAGATGAAGTGAAGATTCTCCGTGATCCCACTTATATTATATGTAAGTGAGATGTAAATGATACAAAGTGACTTAAATAGGAGAGACTTAACAATACAAGCAATATCCCTCCTCAACCTCAAGACCAAGATGCATATAGGGTCTAGTACAAGAGAGATTGCTGTGTGCTGCCCAATACATGGAGTAGATAAGACCCCGAGCTTCTTCATAGACCTAGACAAGGGATTATGTCATTGTTTCAGTTGCAATTGGTCAGGCAACATAGAGAAGTTATATAGAACATTAACTGGACAGAGTTTGTACAAAGCATTAGGATATAATAATGACTCATTCTCCTCATTTGCCAAGACCCCTCTCAGATTCAACTTCTATGCAAACTTAGAGAGAGCCGAGACGGCTCTTAAGAGTGTATATGTTAATTATGATCCTAAAGCCTTAGTGGATATAGAAGGTACACCTGCAGAAAGCTACGTCAGGGGTAGGGGCATATCTTTAGATATGGCTCATTCTATGAAGATGAAGTATTGTGAGGAGACGAGAATTAATGGCACCTTATTTAAGCGAAGATTAATAATTCCAGTTTATGAGGATAATAAGTTATTAAGCTTTGAAGGTCGTAGAGTATATCCCGAAGATCCTGACCCTAAAGTATTATACCCCAGGAACTGCACAGTTAACACATTATTTGACATAGACAACTTAGACAAGACTCAACCTATATATGCCTGTGAAGGGTTAATGGATCTAGCTATATTAAGAGAATGTAGGTACTTCAAGAACTCAACATCTATATTTGGTGCCAACCTAACCAAGAGGCAGATAGAGTTACTCAAGCAGTTCCCAAAGGTTATATACATAAACGACTTAGACGAGGCAGGAGAGAGGACCTTAGAAGCTCTTAAAGTATCGGATATACCTAATGTATATAAGTTGGTATTGCCTAAAGAAGTTAATGGCATTAAAATCAAAGACATAGGTGATTTACCTAAAGCACATATATGTGTTGACGACCTACTTAAACATAACTGGCTTAATTATGAGTTTGCCCTTCGAACTAATTAGGTTAGAGTAAATATTGTAAATAAATGACAAAGGAGAAATGAATTAAAATGTTCAATGAAAGTAAACTTATTGAGTTCTACTCAGCGCTAGCAGAACAAGAAGAACAAGCAAATGACATTAAAAAGGACATTCAGGAACAGCTTAAATCTGAAGCATCTGAATTAGAACTTAGTCCTAAAACAATCAAAGCGGGATATGCCTTATTTAAGAAGTACAAAGACGGTAAGAACACACAGGTAGAGTTAAATGATTACTCTATGATTGAAGGTATTATTATGTCCTACTTCTCAGACAATAGTAATCAAGTTGAGTAAGCAATGATATTAAGTAATGTAGATTCAAACAAATACAGAGAGGACTTCAAAGCCAAATTTACAAATTTTGGAGACAAAGCTCCTATTATATTATCCTTCGCTACAGATGAGCTAGGGGTAACAATAGTACATGAGAACTCTGGTACCAAGTACTTCTACGGCTGGGATTACTCCATACCTCTTAAAGCGTTTATACACAATATAAAGCAGGACTTAAGCAGACATCACTATCCTAGAATATCTAGAATGGAAGTTAAGGTTACACCTACAAGCCCTGAGAAGGCTGCACAGATGATAGAAGAGGGTTGCGATGTAAATGCGGTGCCTGCTGAAGAGAGACACGAAGAAGAAGTAATATACGTTATAGATAAGATCTTAGCATTAAGAGACGAGTTCATAATTATCAACGAGAGAACGGGAGAACAATATTGTTATAAGATGAGAGGATCGGGTATCTACTTCTTAAAGAATTACAGAGAAGGTGTATACAAGAGTCTATTAGAAGCAGGAGAGGCGTTCTTCAAGAAGAGTACACTAATCTGTGCATTAGATAAGGAGAGCTGACTTATAAGTCAGCTTATATTATATAATGAAGGTAATAAGAAGATCCTCACAAGACAAGCGCTGGCAAGATATTAAGAAAGAGGTAGCCACAAGAGATAGAGGGTGTAGATTGTGCAAGGTGTTAAGCACACAAGAGTTCTTACAGCTCAGAAAAAATGCAGGAGCGCAGTTAGGAATATTAGATCCTGCGCATTATAAAGCGGTATCTCACAATCCTGAGTTATGCTATGATCCTAATAATATATGTATGCTTAATCACTACAGCCATACGATGCTAGATGATTGTAGAAATCCAATAACTGGAAGTTATATTAATATAGAAGAGGTAAACTCTTGGTGGATTAGAATCCTCAAGGGTGACAAGACTCAATATAACTACCTACTAGAGAGGCAAATAATAGATGAGTAATTACAGTGAGACTAAGAGTAATATGAATGAAGAGACAAAGAGAACAGTAACTCTAAACAACAAAGAAATCACCTTAGATGCGTTTAGAGAAGCAACATCTAATCTTAGACCTAATCAGAAGTTAGTAGAGACCCAAGAAGGTTGCTATTACATTGTAGAGAGGATGTGGGGTTAAGTTAAAATCCCACAATAATTAGGAGCCAGCCAATGCCAAGTAAGTATGATTGTCTAATAATTGATGTTGTAAATCTATGCTATAAACTCTTCAAGAAGAGGGAAGATACTGTTATACAAGCGGGATCCAAACTAATCTTCAAGAAGTCTATTTGCGCATTCATTAAGACATTAGAGGAACTGGTAGATAAGTATCTCCATTCAGATGGTAAGGTATACTTATTGTTTGATAACTACTTCTCCAGAGCAGATCTCAAGACCTCCTTCATGTTTGCAGATAGGAGAGAGTTGAGTAAGGCTTACAAGGAGACACGCAAGAAGGAGAATAAGGAGTTCTATAATAGTATTAACTTCTTAAAATACTTCTACTTAACAGGTCCTTCAAAGTACAGCACATTACAGATTACAGGCCTAGAGGCTGACGACCTAGTCAAACCTCTTCTGACAACCAATCTGTGCAAAGATAAGAGCTGCTTATTAGTTACGTCAGACTTAGATTGGTGTAGATACTTAAGTAACAATCCTCAAATTGACTGGTTACCTAAATTAGGTGAACAACCTGAAACCTATGAGGATATATCCCATCAACTAGGATTCCCTGCTACAGAGTCTAATATTATTATATACAAGGCAGTATTAGGGGATAAGAGTGACAACATAGAAGGGCTAGTAACAAACAACGACAAACACAGACAAGATCTAATATCCCTACTACCTCAAGTCAAGAGCCCTGAAGATCTTATATACTTAAGTAGACAATTAGGATCAGATTCCTCTATACTTAAGGCAATAGCTAATAATGAGAAGCAATACAGCGTCAACATTCAGCTAGTATCATCAATACCTTGCAAGAGTGAATACATTGAATCCAACCTAGTAGTAGGAGAGGATGCAAAGACACTACACAAGACGGTACTAGAGGCATTAGGATTAGAAGGAGAGACCCCTAAGTTTGTGTTTGGCAACGTCAAGAGGCCGCGTATATGATATGCATCTTAGGAGACTTACATTTACGTAGTGACAAGAAGTACTTTATAGACACCTGCAATAAGTTCTTAGATTGGTTCAGAGACTGGGATTGGAATAAGGATAGCAATGAGTTAATCTTAGCTGGAGACCTGGTTGAGCAAGCAACACCTGGAGGTATTACAATATCCTTCTTAGAGAGGTTAGTCAATGAGTCTAAGTTCAGGAAGATACATGTATGTGTAGGTAATCATGATGACAAGAAGATTAATGGCATACAACAGCTTGCCTACGAGTTCTTAAACTATAAAGATAATGTTATTATATATAGAACACCTCAAGAAGTCACAATTGAGGATCATAAGGCCCTAATACTACCTTATTACGTAGGGGTTAATGACTTAGGATTATCAATGAAGGAGTATTACTCTAACATTCCTAATAATAAGAAGTTCAAGAATGATTACGACTTAGTAGTTGGACACTTCTCTGGGTCTGATGCATTGTTCTCGGAGTTGCCTGATTGTATAGCCAATCTAGATAGATTCAGTGGCAGGGTGTGCTTAGGACATATACATACAAGGACAGCCAATCCTCAGAGATACCTAGGTTCAGTGTTTGCGGGCAGGAAGAGCGAGAACGATTATACTAGAGCAGCCTGGGGTTTAGATGATAATGGTTGGCAAGAGTATCCATTACCTTTGTTCAATGAGTTCTTAACAGTAACTTATCCTCAGGATCTGCCTAAGTCAAAGGCCTTAGTACCTATATACACAATCTTAAATTGTGGCTCAGAAGACATAGCAAGGCAGAGGTATGGTAATATCCACATTAGAAGGTTGACCTTAGACTTAGTAGACAGCGGTGTTCAGAAGAACTCAGACCTAGATAGACAACTAGGCTCTATAAAGGAGTTCAATATACAGGAGTTGTTTGAAGAGTTCTTGAAGAGTAGAAGCGACATAAGCCCTGACTTAGCTAGCAAGTGTAGAGGCTTATTAAATACTTAAATAGTAGAAGCCTGGGGAGTAATCTTCAGGCCAAATTAGTATACTTCTCAGCCAGACCTAAAGGCCCCTCACAGATTCAGAGTTCACAACCTAACTAATAATAATATTATGATAGAAACTACACCAGCCAGATTCAAGGCTTCACAATATTATTGTCACAGATCTTATGTACCAACATATTACTGGATCTATCTATTCCTGGAGCAGTGGATAGCATCAGTAGTGTTCCGGAATGATACAAGCCGAGTGTTTATGGCCTCAGATAACTATGCATTCAGGAGAAGATTTGAGCTCACAGACATGAGCAAGAGTTATGATGATATAGGGGCCTCCTCATTACAGTTCCCCTTTGCTAACTATGCTCCTCAAAACTCTGGTTGGGAAGCAGATGATAGAATAGCGGCCAACACAGCCAAACAAGTATATCTAGGATTATATGTAGGCTCTACAAAGTTAAGGGCAGCGGCAGTCAAACACACGATACCTGTACAGTTCTACTTTGATAGAGAGGATGACGCGAGATTAGCCTATGATAGGATGTTCTTCTACTCTTACAATGAGCATTATTACTCAACAGATGTACCTTACGGCAATAATAGCTTATATGTAGATGGTAAGAGGGCGCCAGGAAGTACCTTAGATCTCCCAATTACAATTACACTCAAGAACCTAGCCTTCAACCCAACGTTCCAGGAGGAGGATTGGTTACAGAAGAACAGAATCTTCGTTATAAGAGTTAACTTTGAGTGCAGATCTTATATAATAGCACCGCCAGCACAGCCTGACTATACAGTTAACTTGGATTCAAGAGAGGCTGATAATTATGATGATGGTGAAACCAGCTACTATCCTGTAGAAGATGTAATCTTCAACTTAGTCAACAAGGCTTGGGACATAGAGACCTATGATGGTGGAGTAGATAACTTCCCTGACAAGGGTAATAGCTCAACCTTATATGTAGATAGTACTATAGGAGATGAAGACTACTCTGGAGAGAAGTTAGAAGCCAAGGAGTTGCCAACCTCTAGAAGGTATTATAGGTGGAACAGGTTTTCCAACAGTTATGAGTTATATGATCCTTATAAGTGCGATGCAGATACAATAAGAGTTGCATCTAAGATCACACAAGATGTAATAGAGGTTAATAGATTATACTTCAAAGGCTTAGACTCAACTACAGGGGCTATTAAGTGGGAAGTTAACAATGTTAACAAACTTAAGGAGATACAGATACACGTTGATAATCTTAAGGATACCATAATCTTAACACCAGACAAGGATCAATATATACTGAAGGATCTTATACCTAATAGTAGTTACTATGCCTATGTAGACTTCATTGGGCTAGATGGTACAGTAACAAAGCTTAGAATAATATGTGCAACTAAGACAACTCACCAGGATGCTAACACTAGTGCATTAGTAGGCATGACTTGGTGATAGCCCCTTGAATTAAGGAAAACAGTACGCACTAATTAAATCGTAAAATAATCTTAGATTAAAAAGACATTAGAGGAGAAGTTAAATAAATGGACTCATATCGTCTAATTATAAATAACAATGACTTAAGTACAAGTAGCATAGAGCAAACAACATCTGTATGTGGCTATACTGTTATTAAGGCCCCTAAAGGACCTAAAACACCTATTAGAATCCCAGCCAACAGTGCAGCTAAAATCAAAGATATCTTTGGTGAGGCCTCAACAGAATACCCAGAAATCTATGAAGCTACTACATTCAATACAAACTATGACTTATACATCTCCGCGCCTTATACATCCTGTGAGATGCCTTATGGTGTTATTACAAAAGATGGTGTGTTCTTAGCTCAGGGTAAGTTAAAATATAATGATTCATTAGAGAAGGCTATCAACGAGGATGATATTGGGGAATTGGAACTATCAAATCTTGTTGGGAGTGACAATATCTCAATCCTTAAAGATCTGAGATATCCCAAAGCGACATTAGGTCAGAAGCCTAATATCTCTACACAGATTGGGTTTGATACTACATCTGAAGCCAAGGATGGGGCCCAGGGTATCACTTATAATCTAGGCTTAACCTTAAAACAACTTATAGGAACAGATGATTCTAAAAGCTTCGGCGACTCCAGCAGTCCTCTCATTGTTATTAGGGGTATTGGAAATGAAGATGTTGAACTTCAGATTGTAAAGGAAACAGTAACAGGCATCAACTCTGCAGTTTGGTATATCAAAGACACTTCAGCGGGTAAGCACCAAGTAGGGTATCTTGCTAAAGCTGGCGCTTTAGGGTCAGAGTTAAGTGCTGATGCCGATGCATCTGATTCTAAGTTCAAAGAAGCTGAAACTGAAGTAGTAATTGTACTAACAGGCTCGAGCACAGAAGGAGCTCCTCTTAAGGAGAGCACAATTATAACATATGCTCAACCTGACAACCTTAAGAAGCTTAGTGCTTATATAAAGAGTGAAGTTGAGCCGGATAAAGTATATGGCATCATTACATCTAAATACCCGACAAGCTCTGCCCTACATATAACATTTGGAGCATTTGATGAGAACAGAGGCTTCAGCTCTAAAACACCTGCGGCTAGAAACACTTTAAAGATCACAGCCTATGAAGACGGTGCGTTCCACAATGTGTGCCACCCTGTAACGTTTACAGGATCATTAGATAGACAGGCTACAGATGCAAATGGATCATATATTGGATTTACATCAGCCAACTCATCTTATGCAGCTCAGGACTTAGTGTTTGTCTACTCATTCAATGCCTTCAAAGAGGCCTCTGAATTAAGCAATGTAGGCCTTACACAGTATGCACCACTCACACTTGAAGGAGGTGTTAAGAGTGTTAAGGATGATGAGAAGGGTAAGGATATATATACTTATGGTTGGGAAGAAGCAAAGAACGAAGACTACTCAGTAGTTGATGTGTTCTTCGACGCACAGAGACACAACAATACAGATCCTTGCGAGACCTTCAGAGGCTTAGCAAAGTATCACCCACTCAGTGGCTTCATCTTCAATAGAACAATTGAACCTAATGATAACATAACAACTACACTATCGAATGCAACCCCGCTGGATTATGGTGAGAACTATTGGAACATCTGCAATGAAGCTATTGTAGATTTAGGATCTTACGGCGGCAGAATTATAAGCCCTATTACGGGTGCGAGAGCAGCTATGCAGTGTAGAATTATAGAGAACAGATATGGTGGAGTTGCACCTATGTATCTTAATAGTGGTACTCCTTCAATGGGCGGCCAGCTGACAGTACCTGGTATCTGCAAGATGAGATTTAAGTATTCTAAAGATATTCAGAGAAGTATAGACGAACTCAATTACAATACAGCAGTTATGGATCACACATATGGCGTAATGGTAGTTAATCAGAGAACTTGTAAATCAGGTGCCACAACAGATTGGTCATATATTGGTCATGTATGTTCGTTCATTAACTTCCAGAGAGAGGTAAGAACTCAAGTTATGATTCCACAGCTCGGTAAGCCTAACAATCCTTACTATAGAGAGCTTAGAAGAGAACAGGTTCTTAAACTTCTTGAGAAGAGACTTGAGGGTAATAACAGAATTTGGGCTGAGGCAAGCGTAGATACATCAACAGCAGCAGGCTGTAATGATGTGCAAGCTCAGAAGGCTAAGAAGTTCATTATTAACGTAAAGGTCAAGCCGGATATCTATTCAGAGTTTGTAGAACTCAACTTTACAAATGTAGATCCAGACATGGCAGTCTAACGTTAAGACTAGAGTTAATTAAGAGGGGCAATCGTAAGGTTGCCCCTTATATTATATATAATATGGACTTGGCTGAAGTATTATTGGAGCATAAGATCATCTACAAGAGTAAAGGCTGTTATATAAGGGTACCCAAATATAAGGATAAACTAAGTGTCTTATTAGAGGATCCCGATATAGCAATCTTATATAATAATTATATAGCTCAATATAGATTTGAAGAAGAGGCCTGGCATTGTCTACTTAAAGGTGACAATCCTAATAACCACTTATGCGAGGTATGTGGCAGGCCTAGTAAGTTCAATGCAACAGCCACGACTCGTGGTTATAGCCGGTTCTGCAGCAAAGAGTGTAGGAATAAGAGTAGAGGTAATAATAGAGCTAAGACCTGCTTAGACAAGTATGGTTATGAGTCCGCCATGCAATCTAAGGTAATACAGGACAAGAGCAGACAAACTTGTATAAGCAGATATGGCGTTGAGAACCCCAATCAAAGTGATGAGATCAAAGCTAAGAAGAGACAGACTTGTATAGATAAGTACGGCGTAGAGTGTAGTCTACTGAGTTCACAAGCACAACTTAAGACACAACAAACCCTTATGAGCAACTATGGTGTAAGCAATCCTCTTAAGAGTGAGGTAGTTAAGGATAAGATAAGAGCCACCAATCTTAAGAGATATGGAGTACCTAGTTACAGTCAAACAGAAGAGTATAAACATAAGTATATCTCTACCTCTAATGCGCATTATTCAACGAATAACCCACGTCAGAGTGTCCTTGTGAGTAATCTTATTAGGGACACAAATAAAGCTCGTTATGGTGCTGAATATTATACTCAAACAGAGGAGTTCAAGGAGAGGTACAGAAATATCTGTATAGGTAAGTATGGCGTGTCAACTACGCTGCTAGTACCAGAGGTTAAGGATAAGATAACTACGGTCATTAAGAGTAAGTATGGTGTTGATAACGTATCGCAGAGTCCTCTTATTAAGGAGAAGAAGAGGCAGACGTGTATAAGTAGATACGGCGTTGATAGCTACACAAAGACAGAGGAGTTTGCAAGGCAAAGATCTAAGAGATGGGTAGTTGAGGGCCAAACTTATGATAGTAAGTCTGAGATATACTACGCCTACTATCTTAAGTACAACAATATACCCTATGAGAGACAAGTACCATTAAGTTACAGAGATGCTTCGGGCTATAATCATGTATACTTTGTGGACTTCTTAATATTAGATACTCAGGAGTTAGTGGAACTTAAGGGTAAGCACTTAATAGATGAGGATACTGGAGAACTTAAGAACCCCTATATAAGCAAGCTCACTGAAGCACAACGCCAAGCTCTTAAGGAGAGAGACGAAGCTAAGAGTAAGTGCATGAGGGATCATAGAGTCACCATAATTACGGATTATGTAAGATACGAGAAGCTCTTCAAAGAGTATTACCCTAATCTTAAGATATCCTCAATCTAGTGTAGTTTCCAAGGAGCAAAGTCTCTAGCTAACTCCCAAGTCTGGTTAGGATATCTATGTTTGAGTTGCTTACGAGCATTATCCTCACATATAGCCTTAATTGTCACTTGCTCTGTGTTACCCTTACCTACTTCCTGAAATACATAGTAACTATACTGCCTACCTCTTGTGCCACTCTCCTTAAGTCTGCCAGCCCTTACAATAACTGTAATTATAGCTGCTTTGCTCTCAGAGGCAGGCTCAAAGCTATCTATAAGAGTCTCACAATCTGAGTAGTACTTCTTGTAGTTAGAATAGGTCATAGTGTACAGAGTATCTCCCTGCTTAATACCTGTGAGTTGTCTCTCCTTGTCTTGTATTCTCTTAAGTGCTCTCTGTGTAGTCTCATCCTCTAAGTCAATGTGACCTCTTAATATAAACTGCGCACATCTTACAATCTTAGTTTGCTCTATACCTCTGAAGGATTTGATGGTATCTGTAACTCCACATTTAAACTCTACAACATCACCTACCTTAAGGGTCTCTTGTGTTGCCTCAATGTATAGTTGTCTAGATGTTATGCAAGAATAAGCCCTGCGAGTTGTCGTATCTTCAAAGATGTAAATGTATGCCCTGTAGTTGTCATTATACTTAGCAGTCTTAACAGTCGCAGTTATAGTTTGGCGTGTGCACATATTATTCTAATCCTTCTTATGTATATATAATAACATGTATGCTGAGAAGTGTCAAGACCCTAATTATAATTTAAGGCTAGTTCCCACTAGCCTCTCCTATCTACACTTACTACAACTTACAAGCTACCCCTCAACACTCCTGATGCTTTAGTCAGCTTCTTAAGGACTTCAACAACCTCTTGTTCCTCTCTAACGCCTTCTTCAATTAGGTAGTTATAGTCTACCTGGCCTGGTATATCTGATTTAGATTGTCGCCTTAGATTACCAAACAGTTGTTTAACTTTAGCCTGGCACAACTTAATAGCGTTATCTCTCTGAGCGAACTCAACATCTGCGAAGCTATTAGACTTAATACCCCACCACACATTGAACTCACCCTCGATGTTAGAGTAGATAGTAATATATCTATAAGGTTCTATGTTAGTGACATTACCTTCATCATCTCTAGTTATTTTAGAACCCTCATAAGGACCTTCGTAGTGCACTCTACGCCTATAGTTAACCAAACCTTGCATTGCAGCATTGTTGAGAAGCAGAGTATTACTTCTATTAGCACTTCTAAGAGGGCTACCAAACACGCTAACATCGTTCATACCTTGTCCAATCTCTAGGTAAGGAGATATTTGTGTACTCCATATAAGAGGGTTAGTAACATTACTATTAGCAGAGCCTTCTTGTTGCAATGATAATCCTACAACACCATAAGCATCGCTAGGCATATTGACGTTCTGAACATTAGTAGTAACATTGACAATCTCAGGCCTAGTATGGGGACACCACTTAAACATAATCTCGAGCGCAGGTCTAAGTGCAAGTCTACAGATCTCTTCTCTTGTAAACTCCAATTCCTCCTCTCTTATAAAGGGTACACCCATACAAGACATAATAGTCTCATAATCCTCATCAGAGATTGTGATACTATCATTCTTCTCATAGAGTTCCTTAAAGGGTATAAAGTTAGAATTAACGGGAACATCTTTAAGACTACTCAGCTCCTTCTTAGTTAGGACAACGTAGAAGTGTGATGACACAATGTTATTACCGAATGATATCTCACCATAATCAGAGTCTATAAGTGTAGCATTATTCCAATTGAGGTTACCAATATACTCCTTATCACAATATACAAGACAACTTATCAAGGCACTATTAGGATAACCAGCATCTCCTGCCTCTATTCTATATATCATTCCCTCATTATATATACGGGTTGACTTCTTGATTGTGATTCCACCTAGAGCTTGCCAAGCATCTCTAATATTAGAGAGAGTAGGAGGATTAGAGAATCTATAACTCCTTAGTATATCGAGCTTAGAACTCACCTAGCTACCTCCTTCTTGTAAGGGTTATCCCCTATAACTCTAATAGCTGTCTTAATAGGGATAACATACTCTATAACCAGAGATCCATCCTTAGTATCAATACTAACCTTCTTGAGATGGGCATCTTCAATAGATAGTGCCTTAGTAAGAGTCTCTGTATCTTCATTGATAGCTTCAATAGGAGCCTCAGGCACCTTAAAGTAACCTACATCATATATGATACTACAATGTAGCCCACTTAAGCCTTCCTTAATATTAACAAGCTGTGATACGTTAATACTACTACCCTTAATGCCTTCTAAATCCCCAAGCATATCCTTAAGAGTACTCTCAATACGGGGCAAGATAGTATATCTAATAAGATCGCAAGTAGAAGGTAACTCTACAGTAGCGAAGTTCTCAAAGTCATTATAATTACCAGCTGTAAATGTCATTACACAAACTCCTAGTTAATTAATTAGTTTAACTATAACAATCTTAAATCGCAAGGGAAGATTAGAGACTTTGAAGTGTATATTATATACATTATGACAACATTTAAATTAGACGAAGATACAAAGAAGACAATATTAGAGATAAGCACTCTTAGCGGATATACCCAGAATGTAGTAAGAGAAGTCCTAGAATACCTCGCCTACTCTTGGGCAATTAAGATTGTAGACAACCCAAACAAGTACGCACCTCTCAGTGTGCCATACTTAGGTACAGTTAATGTTAAGTATAGGAAGGATGAGATTACTCCTGAAGGTGGTATAGATACCCAAGTAGACGTATTGGTGGCCTTAAGCTCGGGGTTCAAGAAGTTGGTAGGCGACTTACATGATGAGGGATACTCAGAATTGGTACCTATTATGCAGAAGAAGATTGAGTATGCTAGAGAGTAACTCTCAACTCAATATGGGATTAAGATCTACCACTAATTAAGAGAACAATAATAGTTAATTCTGCCTCCTTTGCACGTTAAGTACAAGGAGAGATGTAATAAGTTAAGAGGGCTTAAGATGGCAAAGAATATTGAGAAGTTATATTCAGATCTCTTTAAATTAAGAGACAGTTTAAGTGATATTGTAGGTGAAGCTAAGGACATTGCTTTAGATTCAAGAGAATATCCAGGTTTAATTGGTAATGTACTCTCCGAGCAGATTCAGAAGTACTTCATCCCATCAATTATGGCACTACAGGAAGATACTACAAAGCCAGGAAGCCTAGCTGGTGTTATCAAGTTCCTTGATGCAGTACCCCTTGCGTATACAAGAGATAAGGAGGTTACATCTCCAACGGATCCAATCATCCCTGAGAATGCAAATATTGAAGCACCATCAGGATCATCTATTGTGGATTCTAATACCCCCAAAGAAGAACCTACTGAAGAAGAGCCAGTAGCAGCTGAACCAGAGAGTGTAGATGAGCTACCCCTCAATGCATCTTATGCTAAGCCTGAAGGTGAAGAGATGAGACCTGCCGAAGAGGTACCCGTTGAAGAACCTGTTGAACCTGTTAGAGACAATGTCGAAGAATCTGCCAAGAGATCAGCAAATCGCAAGAAGTTAGAGGGCAAGGCTTGTCTATATAGAATCAGTCCAGAAGTAGGCACAGGATATATTGATAAGAAGGGCAGGCGCTATGTTGAAGAGGAGTTCATAGAGAAGGCATCCAGGAGACCTGCATTGTTCTTGTTTGAGAGCAAGAGAGAGGCTCAGAAGTACATTGCAATGAACTCAGATCTGCTCAACAGTAAGGTAAGTGAGAACTACAAGGACAAGGTATTATATACAAGTAAGAGCTTATAATAATTATAATTATTATATAAGGGAGGTTACAAGACCTCCCTATTATTATAGACGGAACCCATTAAGGGCCATAAACTTCTTAAGTTGTTCAGTAGAGCGTTGTCTATTACTCTCTTTAAGGTCAGCAGGCAATGCCTGAACACTCTTAGGATCCCAATTAACCTGAGCAACAGGGTACTCCTTAGAACATAATTCAACTACGGCTGCAACGGAGTCACTAACGTCCTTACCGTAGTAACCAATGTATGAACTATCCCAATTAGGGTCTCCTGTTAGAACCTGCGCAGCCGAAGAGTCATGATCTATCTTAACGCCTTCAGACTTAGCTCTATGTACAATATACAAACTCTTAAGATTGTTCTTCAGGAAGATGTTCTTACCTGCAACAATCTTACGGCGGTTCATTAGAGATATTAAGTTAAGATAAGGACCTGTAGTTCTATCGACACTCAAGTTCTCAACTTCAAACTTATCTCTCTTAAGATTCTGAACAGTAACTGCACTTTGGAATCTATCGAAGCTAACCTTTGTAATATTGATATTACCCTTACTTCTAAGGTCCCTTATAAACTCCTCAATAGCTGCTAAGTTAACTCTCTCCTTACCAGGTACAATAGCAATAGTGAAGTCTACTACATATATAAGTTCATCTGAATCTCTATCCCGCTCTACATGAGCCATAGATATAGATGTAACGTCTGTAACCTCAGATTGGTCAATACTTATACACCTTGATAAGTAGGGTAGATAGTAGTACTCATAACGACCAGCCTTATTAAGGAAGAAGGTATCCCTTATCTGACCCCATATTAACTCCTTAGGACTGGTACTTGCAGGCGCAGATATATTAAGATATATGTTTCTGAGGTTATTGTCAAACATATCTTCGATTATATTATAATCTGTGATAAGGCTATCAGCAGCACCAGCAGGTATACCCCCAAAGTCCTTAAGTGACTTAATTAAGTCATCTTCAAAGTAACTTCTCAACTTACCATCAGGGCCCTTAGAAGGTACCTCAATGATCTTAGACCTGTCAGCTGTAGGATCTTGCAACATAGGATCCAGAGGGTCTAGTATGCGAGGAGGCTGCCCCTTACCACCCGTAAATATCTTGAAGGTATCATGGTTCTTGAAGTCTTGCTCATATTCTTTAGGATTCCACTGCCATACAGATCCCTTAACAACATAATAGTTAGGGTCCTTAGATGCTTCATACCATATCCAACTCTCTAGCGGAGAGGTGAGGCTGTTAGGTGATGAGTCGAGGATACTTACACCATAATAGTTACCCTTCATACGTGAGTAGATACGACCCTTTGTATCGTTGTAGATGCGGAGGATGTAGTCATCGGAGTTATGTGTAATAAGGCCATTAGCTAGAGTGAACAGGCCGTCAGGATTATCTACAGTTATACATTTCTGAGGTATTTTTTCTCCTACTTTTTTGATACTCTTTACTTTAGGCATTTTTTCTCCATATATATTTTTTAGATCCCGCACCCCAAATCGTGAACAACATACTCTCTTCAAGCTGCTTTCTCTTCTTAGGGTTTCTATTTACTTTGTGCTCAGACTTGTCCACGTAGAACTTATCAGGACCGGTATATCCTATAAGTTCCATTCCTAATGCTTCGTAACCCTTACCGTCAAACTTATTGTAGTCACAATAGGAGAACACGGTGTCAGGATTATATTCTCTCACAAACGCCCTGAACAATTTAGATACGCCTCCTACAATCTGGTTGTTACTTCCTGGACATCCTCTTATAATTTCCCAATCGTTCTCACCCTTAAGATTTCGGTTATACTTACATTTAGAGAAGGACATGAGCTGTTGTAATTCATTATTATAGTATAAGCCGTATGTCACTTCAGCATTTCTATGTCCTTGCAAGTGGTTCTTTTCGTTGAATGGCTTGGCTTCTTTATTGTCTATTTTTCTTACTTCACATTTTCTAGCACCTATTTTAGAGTAGCCACAACCTAAGGCTATTCTTATAAGGGACTCTAATTTTTCCCTCATATATTTCCACTCACACTCATAAATATGTATTAGCCTTATTCCCTGTTCTTCACATATCTTAGATTTCGTTTCGTGGTATCTTTTCTCCTTGTTTTCTGAGCAGTGCCAGAAGTCGCCATTATATTCTATTGCAACTTTTTTCTCAGGTATATACATATCAAGTTCATAAGTATAAGGTTTTAAGATATTCCTTACATTTTCCAGAACCTCTCCTTTATACACACTCTTAACGAATTCAAGTATTCCTTTCTCTGTGTGTGATGCCCTACTATGGCCTATTCTATAATATTCTTCAATTTGGGGCAAGTATTCATTAGACACAAAGCAATAGGATTTATTTTTTAGGAGGGGTAGATCTAATTTAAGCCAACCCTGACCATATTTTTCTATTAGAGTAGTTAATCTAGTGCAGTTGTTTTCTTCCTCAAAGATTTCAGCTTTTCTATCTATTGTTGCTTTCATCCTCTCAGCATGACCTTCTCTTTGGCTTATATTATCCTCTACACCGTATTTTTCCCTGAAGGTGTTTTTAATTTTCTGCTTAACTTGCTCATTTTTAAGAGGCGACGTCGACCCATACCTTTCGAGGCAAGTCTTTTCTCTTTTTTCCTTACTTATCTTATCAGCCAATTCTAGAGATCCATATTTTTCAATTTTAGTAGCTTTGGTTTTTTCTTGTATTTCAGCCCAATAGTTAGGATTCCCTTCTAAGTTTTGCTTCACAGTTTCAGCTACTTTCGCCTTAAACTCAGGTACACCCATTACATTGTCAACGCCATATTTATTCAGTAGAGTTTGTTTTATTTTTTCATTGACTGCTTCATAGGCATTTTCTAGAGATCCATATTTTTCAATTTTAGTAGCTTTAGATTTTTCATTTCTATCTTTCCAGAAGCCAGGATTCTCTTCTAGTTTTTGTTTTATGGTTTCCTGTCTCTTTTCTATTGTACCAGGTATATCTGTTACCTTTTCTACACCATATTTTTCTGTAATAGTATTTTTGAGATTACTATTCATAATAGCATAGGCATTTTCTAGAGATCCATATTTCTCTATCTTTGTCGTCTCGGCTTTCTTTTTTCTATCTTCCCAGAACTGTGAGTCTTTTTCAGCTGATTTTTTCTTGATGTTTTCTCGAGCAACCTTTAGTTGGCTTGGGTTAGTTATATTATCCCAATCCTCATCAGGATACATCTTTTTAAGAGTATCCATCTGCTTTTGATATCTGATTTTATTTGCATTTTCTAGAGACCCATATTTCTCTATCTGAGTAGCTATTCTTTTTTTATTTTTCTCTTCCCTGAATGCCTTATACTCCTCAGGGTGCTTATCCCAATACGCCTTTTGTTCCTGAGCTTTCCTCTGTTGTATAATAGATCTATTCTTTTTAAGTAATTCCTGATTTGTCTTCTTACACTCTGAACATATACAGAGGAGAGGATCTTTTTCGTAAGTACTCTTATTTTCTTTTCCGCATACTATGCAATTATATCTATATATCATCCTATAATTAGTATAACAACTTGCTGCTAGGACTGAGTATAATAGGCGGCCTTATATTTAGAGAGGTACTCAACTTTCAATTTGAGGTATGTCAAACTCTATTTCGGGGTGGTCTATCATATATTGGGTTGTTACTACTTCGTCGTGATATATGTTGTCTTCATCCCAATATGTTACTCTCCACTTATGATTAGCATTACACCTAACAGTTCGGCCGTCTTCTACCTCTATCTCATATAAGTCATCTTTGCCTTGCCAGGGTATATCGATTACTCCAGTTTCGCCTTTATAAGGGTGTAGTAACTTATCGCCTATCTGTATATCTCTTATGGATTTAAGTGAACCATCAACCATAATAACTTGCTCATTTAAGTCTAAGGCCTTACCTGCATCTTTGAAGAATGCTAGTTCGCTCAAAGCAGCGCTGATGATGGATAAACCCAACAACGCTTGCACCGAAGATGCTATCTTAATAGCTACACCCGAATCGAACATTAACTCTGAGTCCGGATCAGCAGTGGTGTAGTATAACTTGTCTACAGTAGATCTCTTGTCATATTCAGCTCTGAGTTCCTTCATAGCCTCTTTACGATTAACCTTCTCGAAGTAAGGGGAAGCGCTCATTATATTTAAGTAAGGGGCTAGCAACAACTCTCTCGACTTTTTAATAGAGTAAGATATTAGGACCTGAGCTAGTAGTGTGGCTGGAGATAACCCAAAGTACTTATAGGGATCTCTCATAAGGGATACGTTGACTGTTATGTATAACTCTATTAAGGTGGAGAGGAACGATTTACCCCAGCTAATATGAGGATATAGTACTAAGTTCCTCGCCCTCTGAGTAGGATCCATAAACTGCAAGAACACATCTCTAATTCTAGGATATATTGTCTTAGCGGTAGGACCCAAGTACTTCTCAGTCAGGAACTCTTCCGGAGTAGGAGGTTTATCTCTGAAGTTAATTCTCCAGGAATCCTTAATAAGGTTAGCCTTCTCCTGTTCGGTCAAGCCATCGCGCTGTACAATGAAGTTAAGAGCGGTTTTAATAGCGTTGAGATCAAGATTCATCCCCTCAAACATTTTAAGGGCGTAAGGATCCCCAGCAGCCAAGTCCTTATACAGGTCTGCGGCGTTATTTAAGTCTTTAGGATTATTTACAAGTTCATTTGAATTCATATCTATTATTAACTTAGTTGCGTTACACAACTAATTAAGCAGACCTACAAATAGGCCCTTCACAATATAATATACGGGTCTTAATAACTGTTTATATTATAATCATAAGTGAACCGAAGGGAATTTACACAATATATTATAGGAGATTTCAAATGAACGGAATCAAGACAAACAAGCCTCTCAATGAAGAGGAACTCACAGAGCAGCCAGCACTTGAGACACAGCCACAGCCTGTACAGGCTACACCAGATGAGGTATCACAGGCTCAGGAGGCTCCTGTAGAAGAAGCTCCTGTAGAAGAAGCTCCAGTAGAAGATGCACCAGCTGAAGAATCAGAGGTAACAAGTGCAATGTTTACACCACCAGCTGAAGGATACGTACCTGCAGGTTGGGTTAAGATTGAAGATTTAGCATCAGCGGTAGCACAGGTTACTGGAGATCTTGAGGCTGCATCAACAGCACCAGATGTTCAGCCATCAGCTATTGCAGACACAGAAGCAACAATTCCAGCAGCAGTAGAAGAACCAGAAGAGGAGCCACTTGTACAGGAATCTATCAAGTCTAACAAGGGCACACTTAATGAGGTCAAGGCCAATGTCAAGGATCACAAGTTTGCCTTTCTAATTTGTGACGGTAATGGTGCAGCATCTAGAGGAGGTGAACCTGATTACTTCTACACATCAGAATGCGTTGCTAAGGATCTCAAATCAGCACTTCTATTAATTCTTCCAGACATGCTAGGCTATGATCCTGAAGACGATTTAGGTGAAGATCTTGAGGGCATGACAGGAGAGGAACTCTTATCTACATATTCTGAAGAGGTTGATTTAGGAGATGGTTCTCCTTGGATTGAAGCAGTCATGCAGGACAACAAAGTCATTGCTGACGCGGGTGTTATTGATTCCATGATTGGTGACGAAGATTATAGATTTGACATTGATCCTGCAGATGCTGAACTCTGGGGTATTGAACTTCCTGATTACGATGAAGAGTTTGATGAAGACGATGACGATGATGAAGAGTTTGATGAGTCAACTAAGAGATCATCTAAGAAGCACAAGTCAACTAAGGGATCATTCAGGGGTACACTCAACGAGGCTAATGTCAAGGATCATAAGTTTGCCTTCCTAATTTGTGATGGCAGCGGCGCAGCATCTAGAGGAGGTGAACCAGATTACTTCTACACATCAGAATGCGTTGCTAAGGATCTCAAATCAGCACTCTTACAGATCCTTCCAGATATGCTAGATTATGATCCTGAAGACGATTTAGGTGAAGATTTGGAGACTATGACAGGAGATGAACTCCTATCTACATATTCAGAAGAGGTTGATCTTGGTGATGGCTCCCCTTGGATTGAAGCAGTTATGCAGGATGGCAAGATCATTGCTGACATGGGTGTTATTGATTCCATGATTGGCGATGAAGATTATAGATTTGATATTGATCCAGCTGACGCCGAACTTTGGGGTATTGAACTTCCTGATTACGATGATGAGGATGATGATGAAGAGTTTGATGAGTCAACTAAGAGATCATCTAAGAAGCACAATCGCAAAGCTTCTGAAGACTTCGACACAATGGTAGAACGCATCAACAACAGGGGACATCGTTTTAATACAATGGCAGAGTGTATCAACAGAGCAACTTCAACCAGAGCAATCAGAGAGCGCTATGACGGCTATCTACCTGCGGGCTCAGAACACTTTGCAAACGACGACGATCTAGTACAGGCATATACAGAGTCTGCAGCTTCCAGGAGAAGAGCTATTAAGGAGTTCAGAGAATCTCTCAAGGTCAAGAGATCTTCGGATCTTAGAGGCAGACGCATTGAAGATGTTGCAGAACCAGAGGTCACAGTAGATCCAAGATTCAAGGAAGCACTTAAGAGTTCTTCTAGAATTAAGGAGTCAACCAATACTGATTCCAAGTCTTGGGGTGCTAACAGATTCCAGGAGAAGGCTGAAGACAAGCTATCTTGGAAGGAGTTACTTGCTAAGGGCTTCTTAGGCTAAGTCTTTAAGATGTAATAATATAGGGGAAGTTAACACTTCCCCTTTTCTATTCTTCACTATAATAGTGATTATATTGAGTATACGCGACTTTGTTTATGATTTAGGGGTTATTGTTATATTCAAACGACAGAGACCCATTAGTCTCAGATATTGTTACATTACCTATTTGAACGGTGCCCGCTTTTAATTTATTAACTGTTACGTTATTATTCTTTATAGACACAGCCCCTTCAACGGCCAAGTCACCTTTAAGTTGCTTAGAACCTTTCAAGATTTGAGCACCTGTAGTAACGACGCCATAAGTAGATTCAGATGCAACAGGGATAGTTATATGCGCTTGGTGGTTATTGCCGGTGCCCTCAGAGTCTACATGTTCTCCTGTTCCTGATAATTTAAGACCTCTTACAATCTCTGAAGTATCGTTCACTACACCAGCATCTTTAGTATCCAAGTTGGTGCCTAACTTAATAACGCCTGGAGTATTATTTGTAGCTTCTTCGAGCATACCTTCAAAGACATCCCAATACTCATACCAGTTATCTGATTTTATTGCAGCATCTATATCCTCTTTACATACAACGTTACAACCGGCATACACAGATACAGGCCTATTATTGTCTGCAGTATTGTCGGCATCATTTATAATATTATATACATCGCCCTGTTTAGCACTTGCAAGAGCCATAAGCTCAGCCCACGTCTTATTACCTTTAACGTGGTAGACGTTACCGAGCATTTTAATTCTATCGCTAAGTTTTCTATATACTGTATTTAGACCATCTAAGGTTACTACTGGAGATAATTTATTACTCATTAATTTCAAGTCTCCTCTACAGTAATTAGTTCACATTATGTCATTCGAGTAGGGTACTGGATCACAAGTTTCAGTGCAATTGAAGATTTGCTTCCACTGTTCCTGACTCAAGAACTCTTTACTTACCAGACCCTTAACAAGAGCACCCTTATTCTTCAAAGATTTATCTAACAGGACATCCAAGCTTTTATCATAGAGTAGTATATAGGACGTGAAGTTATTCTTCTGACCTATTCTATAAGCTCTAGCAGTACTCTGATCATAAGTAGTATAATCGAAGGTGCGCTCAACGTACACCTGATATGTAGCTTCGGTTATAGTCACAGAGGTGTTGAGACATATAATATTCGCTATTAAGATTTGGTGTTTTTTATTCTTCTTAAACTCTTCAATAAGCTTGAATCTCTCTTCTTGTGGTGTCTCCCCTGTTATTACAATAGGATTATATTGTGCATATCTTCTAGCCATATTATTTATAGAGGTAGGATGGATTGCCCATATAATACCTTTCTCTTTAGGGTGATCCTCTATTATAGCATCTATAGCTTCTAATTTAGCTAAGTTGGTATCCTTGAATTTGTTGACCATAAGGTTGAACGACATATCGAACTTATCCTCATGTTTTAAGAGGAGTTTAGGGGCATCTACACTTAGCATCATATAAGGGAACCTTGTTACAATATCCTTAACGGTGTGTTGCTGCGCGAGGTCATTGACAACCATCGTCTCATATATAGCCCGATGCTCTTTAGTCATTGGGATGTAGAGTCTCTTCTCTATATATTCCGGGAGTTCAACCAAGTCACTTGTTTTGTAGTAGTTACCATAAGATTTCAGGAACCTCTGATTCTGCTTCTCAACCTCATCTCTCTTCCATTCCCTAATTGCATATCTACTATAGTAAGTACCTATATTAGCTAACTTATCTAGCCACTCCGAGTAGGATAGATTCCAAACAAGCGCAGGATCTAGGATCTTGAATTGAGTATACTCTTTTTCTACCTTATCTGCAGGGGTACCACTGAACTCATAACGATACTTAAACTCAGAAGCATGGAGTGTTACAAGGTGACTTTGTTGAGATTTAGGGTTGGCAACGTTATGGCTCTCATCTAAGATTAGCATTAGAGGCTGACCGTCCGACCACTCTTTAAGAGGCAGGAACGGTTTGCGAGGCTTCTCAGCTGTCACTTTTTTAATTTGCTTATAGTGGTTGCATATAAGGCGATAGGAGTTGTAGCTCGTCACTACAATATTAGCTTCTCTATGATCGAACACATCTCTGCAATCCTTATTCCCTATAATAACTTCTTCGTCTTTAAGACCCTTAATGAACTTGAAGAGCTCGTGGTATAGATTAAGTACACCTACATTAGATGTAATTAGGACAACCTTGCTACAATCATGATATTTTAAGAGTCTATGAGCAATTAAGGCCGATGCAACGTAGGATTTACCACTTCCCATCCCCCAATAGTAGGCATAGCAAGATCTATTGATACCCATACTTATACCTAAGTGCTGGAACTTCTCATTAGGACTTTTACCTTCAATAGGTCCGAAGTTCATAAGGCTGTAGTCAGGGATACGTCTAGTGGGTTCTATAATTTGAGTAGACTTAACCTCTGAGAGTTTGTCTAGTTCAGCCTCAACAACATTATCTTCTATAGTATCTATGTCTTCCAAAGCACTCTTAACTTCATCATACTTGTAAGGGGTTAGAGTCCAAGTCTTAGAGGACTTGTCCCACTTAGCACCTTCTTGTTTTAGAAGTTTAAGAGCCCGACTGAACGACGCGTTTGTTAGGCCAGTTAAGTCAATGTCTATGTTCTTATTCTTTATGCCTATTTTAATCATATAATTATAATATAAGAGGGAGCCGGTTTAAGCTCCCTTCCTTCACTTCCTCTATTTACTTATCACAGTATATCTTGTCCTGAAGTGGTAGCATTGCTGAGAGCTTGTCCACTTGAAGTCTGTACCTGCATCGAACGTTAAGATCTTACAATTTTTGGTTTCGCCCTCTATAATACCATCCAACTCTCCTTTAGGTGATATCTTAAGATTTTTAGCACTCACAATCTTACCTATTTTGCAAGTTACATTATCCACGATGTTATCATACTTTTTATTGGCTTCAGTTGTTAACATATTAGATACGAGCTTCTTATAATTATTTAAGTTATGATCAGCTTTGTCCCAGAGTTCATCAATTTTACCATATTTAGATTCGTAGTTTCTCTGAGCTTCACTCATCTCTTCTGCTTTTAACTTCAATTTAGTTTTAATATCTTTATTAGAGACACCTGCATTATAGTCCTCAAACCTACCTTCATTGAAGTATTCACTGTAAGCTTCCTCCGAAGCTTTTACAATTTGTGCCTCCTGTTTTTTATCATTAGACTTAAGTTCATCTACGTAGTAGTTTAAGCATCTCTCCTTCCACGCATCCAAGAACTCTACAATTGGTCTAATATCTCTAGTTGTCTTTTGCGTGTTTTCAAGCTGTGTATAGTATTTGTTTAGGGTACCTCGTGCTGTAGTTAAGTCCTGAGTTGTCTTTCTATAATCCCCTTCGAGATATTCAATTTTTAATTTGATACCACAATTATTAGGATCTTTCTTAAGCTGATATCTAAGCTCATTAATTTCATTGGACTTTTTTTCAATCTTAGCCTCAAGTTTAGCCACTTTAGTTTCTAATTTTCCAACTCTTGTATTTAATTCTTCAATTGTTAACATAATTGATATCTCCTTATTTATATTTATATATTAATCCCATATAGTGGTTTTGTCAAGCCTTATCAGATAAATTTTTAATTTATTTTTTTTTTTGTATTTTGGGTTGATATTTTACTGTAAGGAGGTTATATTATATACATGAACAACGATAAGATAACAATGACAATTGGCGCAAGCATTATTCTTAACAAGGTTTTAACTTTGGTCTTATTTACAGATCCTACTCCTGGCAAGACAGTTGAGCGTGTTTTACCATTCTCAGTTAAGTATTGTCTTCAGAGAGCGAAGAGCCAGGTTGAGAAGGATTGTGCCACATTTGAGCAGCGCAAAGCTGATCTAATTAAGAGGCTTGGAGTTCCACAGGAGAACGATCCTAATACAATTGCAGTGCCTGAAGATAAGATGGCAGAGTACAAGGATGATCTCCTTAAGATCTTACAGGAGCAAGTAGAACACCAGTTCCTCAAGCTCAAGCCACAGGATGTTCTAAGCATAGATGTAGAGGGTCTATCAGTAGAGGAGGTAAGCTTATTTATGGCACTTCTTATTGATGACGCTGAACTCGCAGAGGAGTTAGGTGGCTCTACAACACCTACAGACGGCGCAGATACTACTGCACAGGATTCCAAGGTTACAACTGCTGAGCCTCCA